ATAACAGGTGTCATAGGTAGACTTGAAACAGTATCAACAACTGTAGCTTGAAATGCTTGATTGAGTATAACTTGACCTGCATCGGACTCTACACTAATCTCACCAACATAACAATTATTATTTGTGTCACAACTTGGTAAAAGAATAATTGTAGATGAACCTATCTCATCTATCGTCATTGTAAAATCAGTACCACGAACACCAATTGTTGCTGTCGGTGTTGTTATCTTTACATCTGTTGCTGAATTTTTAGCAATTTGTCCTGAAGCATATCGTACTGTGCCAAGACTTGCTTTTAATGAAAGTTTACCTGTTTTGGTGTTAGGGTCATAAACAAATTCATCTATGATAAGTTTACTATGTTGTGTAACATCAACTCTGGTAGCGTCTATAAACTCAATAGCAACTTTACCATTTCCTGTTTTTACAGTATCATAAGAGAATATATCTAACTCTTTTTCAACTATTATACCCTTGTCGCCATCTTTTCTGTCAATGAAACCACTACCCTCATGTAGTGTTACTTCACCAATGGAAGCAAAACTACTTAGGGGTAAAATCGTAAGGGTTAAGAGTAAACACCCAATTATAAAATTTGTAAACCGCATATGTAATCATTCCTGTGTATAATAAAAGTAAAATCCAATCCATATTAGTCTCTCTGTATTATATCAATATCGTGGTTATCGCCACTTGTTGTTAAGGTAATCATATTATCGTAAATACCTGATTGTGTAATATCAACATCAGCAATCGAACCTGTATGTGTGTGTATGTAAGTATGACCTATACTATCACCATCGCCGTCAATGTCAATGAGATAATTGTTTGTGTCGCCATCAACTGATAAAGTTAAAACTACACTAGTACCATCTATTGTTGTTGCAATAGTATTTGAATCACTTCCAGAAGCGCCAGTTATATTTACTGTTGCACCTGAAGCGTCTGCTGTTTCACCAATGTCTATATCTAAATCATTTGAAGAACCAACCCAAACTATTGAAGCAGTAACGGTAGCACATGATGAGTTAGACCCACTACTATCACAATTGAAATCAATATCGTTACTATCGCCAGTTGTACTCAAAGTACCTGTATAGTTAGCTCCATTAATATTAAAAGTTATTACATTAGTATTACCAACTTGGTCAATGTTAAAGTTAGATGTAGCACCTGTTATAGTTGAAGCTGTAGTACTATTACCTATTGTATTATTTTGTCCATCTTGTAACACATCAAAAGTTAATGTTGCTCCTGATTGGGTTACATAGATTTCATTTGCCATTACTGGCGTTATAAACATCATCAAAAACATAACTAATTTAGTTATAGTTTTCATTTATTTTTCCTCTTCTTTTTTTGTTTTTAAATTTACATCTTTACAAAACTCACGAACCGTAGCAAATTCTGGCCCTAATTCTAAATCTTTATATTTACCACATAATTTAAGCATTTCTAATTCTTGTTTCAGTCTTTCATTTTGAAGCATGATTTCTTTATATTCTTTGGTGCAGGTGCCGCCAAAACTGTATCGATATCTTAACCCTAGCGTTCCATTATTACCTCTACTGTTATTACCACTAGAATTATCATAAAGTTGTTCATCTAATCTATATTCCATATATGGCTCTAAACTATGTGAACTACAATGACTACCACCATTTAGATATTCGTTTTGTGCTTGAACAGATTTTACAAACCATGCCATAAAGATAACAACTAAGATTGTAAATACAATTGACATATCTCTACTCATTAGTTATATCCACCATTTTTAAGATCCTTAATATCATACCCTAATTGGTTAATACTATCAGATAGTTTGTAGTAACTATCTTGCAATGCTCTCACTTCTGCTTCTGAAGCAACACTATCTGAAAGTTTATAATAACTATCATTCAATGCTCTTAATTCTGCTTCTAAAGATGCGATTCTCGTTATTAGATTAACTGTTTCTCTCACCATCTCTTCTCTTGCTTCTTGATACATAATCGTTAATGTTTTATTTGATTCTGTAAATTTACTATCTAGATTACCAATATCTTTAAATACACCCATGTTAATCGTGGTTTTTATATCAGAGATTGCAAGTGTATGATTTTCAATTGTTTGATTTAACTTAGATACTACTGTTACACCAGTATATAGCGAACCTATAACAGCTAATCCAATAGGCACCCATGTAAATATTTGACTTAATTTCATTTTATCTCCTTAACGCCTTGCATTTTCCATAATTTTTTATTTACACCTTCATATACCATTTGCAATATAGCGTGTTCTATTGTTGTTCGTATAGCATAATTAACTGGTTCGTTTGTAGCATTTCCTGCTTCAAGTTCTATCGCTCTTGTACCCATATCTAAAAATCTAAAAACATCACCACCCTGACTATAACTTGCAATGGTTTTTGTTGCCGAAACTGTTAGTAATATTTCTCCTGTTTGTACAGCAACTAATCTCAAAGATACTGTAACTTGGTCTGTACGATATTGTTCTTTTAATCCTATACCAAAATATCTTGCACCAATACCGCCACTAGCAACATTACTATCATAACCTACAATACCACCCTCTATAATTAGTCCTGCAAAGACTAATGGTTTTAAAGTATTATTTGCTTGTGTTTCTCCATCATATAATTCTCTTGTTGATCTAATTAATTGTCTTTCTTTGACTATATTACCTAGACCTTTTCTTTCTACTACTTTAAACCAATCACCACCACTAACTGCTTTTAAAGCAGATATAACCCACACATCAGGACCTTGTGTTACAGCTGTTGATAACTGCGAAAAGTTAGGACTAGGTTTTCTTTGTCCTGTTTGATCCGTAAACGAATAAACTGCAATTGTTATTACAGGTTGATTATCTAAATCAGGTATCTCTATCAATTTTCCAATTGTTGTTGTTCCCTCAATATATGGTTCAGCACCATGTTTAATATTGTGTTGACCACTTGCGGCACAACCCGTCAAAATAAATAATAATCCTATAAGTTTTAATCCTGTGTAAATGTTCATTTTAAATCTTAAAACTGAAAGTCGCCTATAGGAACTGACATAGTAGTGACATTACCTGATGGATCAGTAATTGTTAATGTAATAATATCTGTTGTTGTATCCTTAACCCAATATATGGTGGAACCCTCTACATCGGCAGTACCACTTGTTGGACAAGTTCCACTACATTCTGTGCCGAACATATTATCAACTAATTGTTTAGATAAATTAGCATAAATTCTACTCTCAACATTTTTTATAAATTTTGAAATTGTGGTATTATTTTCTTCTCTTTCAGCCGCAGCTGTAGCAGATTTAATGTCATCTTTTACATTCTTTTCTCTATTGTACTGTAATTGCTCAATAGACAAAACATGAGAAGAATATCCATTTCCGTTGAACGCTGGATTACTAAAATTATGTACAATTTCGCTTGCTATGGAGGTGTTAGCACCAATCACTAACACATAAAAAAAAGATACTAACACTATATTAAATAGTGCTTTCATACTTATATTTATAATATAATACTAGTTAGATTTAGTATTTCGCTTAGAATCTTGTCTCTTCTCTGCTTCTTTTAGTTCTAAAACTGTGTTTAATTTGGATCTTAGTCGAATAAGGTCATTATCCAACATTCGTATTCTATCTATAAGACCAATTAGCACACCTGACATTTCACTTAATTTTGTTTTAATTTGTGTTGTGGTAAAAGTGTAAATGAAGTAAATAAAATACCCCATAGCAATTGCTGCTAGAGTGGCGAACCCATACTGGTTCAATATATCTATAATTGACATTAATCTTTTCTCGCATCTACTTTACCATCAGCTCTTGATATTCTATCTTCATCTGGTTTTAGATTAAGAGCGTGAGATATAAGTAAATCTAATTTAATCATATCATTATTCATTGTTTTAATTCTATTATCTAAACCCATAATAATACCATGCATACCATTAACTTGACCGATAACAGATTCTAGTATATATTTGAGAATGATGTATATAAAAATTCCCATAACAACTGCCGCTGCTACAGGTAAACCAAATTGTACTAATATTTCAAAGAATAATTCCATAACTTAACTATTTATACGCTAAAAAAAAGGGGCCTTAAAGACCCCCTTATTAGATATTATTTTTTGTTATTATTTTTTAGTGTAGATTGAGTATAGTACCCAAACAGCAACTAAACCAACTAAACCTTGAGCAGAGAATCCTGCAATAATTGATTGTACATTACTAATAACAGATATACTAGGCCAAAATGGCACAGTCTGTCCACTAAATAAGACTTCAAGAACAATGCCTAGAGCAATAAGTGAAACACCTACATCTGCTAGAGCTGATGCCCAAGACTTTACTTTAGTTATAATTTCCATATAATTTTCTCCTTTATATGATTTGATATCTCAATCTCTTTCATTATATAATTGTATTATTTATATTAAAAAGGGGTTAGATTTGAATAACCTAACCCCCATATAGAGAAACAGGTGGAGAGATTAGTTCTCTTCTGCTAATTTTGAGAAGTAATCAAGCGTATCATCATCATCTTCATCAACACTAGCAACCGAAGTTGAACTTGTATCTACTGTTTCTTGTATTACAGGTTGACTAACTGTTGGTGATGTTGGTGGGTCCATTACATCTTCAGCAGTTCCTGTGTTTCTTACACCACTTAAAACTTTATCTAGTTTCGCTTTTAGCTCATCATAAGATTTAAAGTTTTCAGGTGCAAGAAATGGTTTTAAGGGATGTTGTTTATCCCAAATTTGTTCGATTGCTTCATCATTGTCTGCAATAGGTGATGAGCTATCAAATTCTGATTTATCATAATTCCAGTAACCATCAACTTTTCTGATCTTCAGTTTAAAGTTTGCACCTTCCCAGAAGTCGAATGGGTTGATCGGTTTCTCATCTTCAAATTCAGGTTTCATCGCTTCAGTAATCTTATCAAAGATTTTCTTACCGAACTTAAATAGTTTGATTTGACCTTCATTTTCAGGATGTTTAGAATCACTAATAATTAAAATATTTGCAATATAAGATAATTTTCTTTTTCTTTTTCTTGCAATTTCTTTATCAGCCTCAACGCCAGAGTTCCATAGTAAACTGTTAGATTCACTAATAGGACATTTTTTGTTAAGTGTAGTTAAACTGTTTTCAATAAACCAACCGCCTGGTCCTTGAAACGCATGAGACCATAATCTTGACCATGGTAAATCTTCATTCTTAACTGCTGGTAGAAATCTAAAAACAGCATACCCATTACCTGATTTATCTAATTCTGGTTTCCAGAATCTATCATCAGCATATGAGTTTGATTGTTTTTGAGGTTCAGCAACTTTGTTTAGTTCGCTGACTAGAGTATCTAGATTTGATTTTGAGCGTTTTAACGCTGCAATACTTGTATTCATATTATATCTCCTTGTATGTATAATTGTATTTGTATGTGTCTGTATTAATCGACATTATTATTTATAACGCATAATAGGTGGGACTTTGGAATTACCCACAAGACAACGACCGGATTCCATCCTATACGCCATCAACCAGTTTCTCTCTGTCGAGAGTGTGATCTATAACTGGTAAAGTTACAAACCTGGGAACAACCCCTAAACTGTCAAGTTCGACCCTCTGGTGAAAGCCTCTTCCTTGCACTATAAAAAGAAAGTAATTAGTTTTCTTTTGCATTAACTATATTATAACACATTTGAGTAACTTTGTCAAGCACTCTAATGTAATTTT